AAACTGAAGTAAAAAATTCGTCTGCGATTTGATTCGGTATAATTGCAGCTTCATCAATATATAACCAATTAACTGATTTACCACGTATCGCACTTGGTGTTGTAGCTGAAGTAAATACTTTGCTACCATTCTCTAACTCTATGTCTCCTTTATTCCAAGTCACAACACCTTGTTGCAACCATAAAGGTAAATTTTCAAACATTAATTGATAACGATCTAAAACTTCTCTAGCAGTACTTCCTTTATTTGCTAATATACCAACTGTGACGTTATCATTAAATAATGTATAATGAAGAATACATGCAGCAGAAGTAATTGTTTTTCCTTGCTGCCTTCCTTCCATTAAAATAACCTTACGATTATTCATGATTGTTCTTACTTTTTCTTTTTGACAATCATATAAAGCGAAAGGTATTAAACCCAAATCTAATGAAACTATTTTACAATAGTTTTCTATAAAATAAATAGGATCTTCTTTACATTTAAGAAACTCATTTACTTGTTGTTTCGTAAATTTTACTTTTACACCAACAGCTTTTAGTGCTGAATTAGCATTATAAAAATTTGTAGGCATAAGCCTTATCCACCTTTATTATATAACTACTATGTTTCCTAACATATTCGCAGGCTCAGTTTGACTACGATATTTAAATGTGTTTCCTGTAGAAGCAGACATTGGTATTGTAAATGTAATCGTTTGGTTTTGATCTGCTATATTAGCTGATGAACCTTGCGATGAAATATAATCACCTGCAGGAGCAGCATTTGAAGTATCAAGTATTTCTAAAATTTGTCCTGAACGTGTATTTGTAAATCTTATAGTTTCACCTCTTTGAGCAATAATATCTGGGTCATTTGATCCAGCTGTAGGCAATCCTGGACCAGTCACAACGTAATGACTAGATGTAGCACCACCAAAAGAATATGTTCTGTTTGTAATAACTGTACCAGTTGCACCATTCACTGAAACGATTGCAGAATCTAAAGTAATAGATGAAGCAGTCGGATTTGATATTGTCATACCAGTACCAGCAATAAGAGCAATATCAGATAACGAAGCATTTGATCCTGTTAAACGAATTGTTCTTTGACCTGCTTGAATTGCTTCAGCACTTAAAGAAAAAGTGACAGGAGATGGATTGTTATTTGTAAGAGTGATTGTACTTGCGTCAGTACGAGTAATTGTAAGTCCAGCATTAGCAGATAAAATTGATACATCGTCAGTTGTAGAATCTGATCCTGTTAATCTTACTTTTGCACCACTTGCTACTGTTTCTGAACTAATAGCATAAGTAGTATTTGTATCTATATCTGAGTTTGGTACGAAATTAGTTCCATCAAATTTAAGTGTTGCACCATTTGAAATTGCTGATGATGGAATTGCAATACGTACAGTGTTTCCACCTAGTCCGTTATACAATTCGTCAAAGTTAGAATTGATTTTTACACCACCATCACGTAAAGTATTACCTGTTCCGTCATTCGGCGATGAACCAACTCCTATTGCTTGTTTTGCCATATTTGTTTCCTATTATGTTATATCGTATTCGGAAGTTTTAAATATATCTTCCCATGTTTCACTCGTAATTCCACCTGTATTTAGGTTAGCTATTATTGTGTTTTGTCTATCTGGATTGCCAATATCAACAATCGTTTTAGATATAATTTTACCATCTGGGTTTGCATATCCAAAAAGATTAAGTTTTAATTGAAAACCTAATGTCCATGTCACAAACCTACGTGTCTCAAAAGTACCATCATATTCGTCTACAAATGTCACACTATTTAAAATAATAGGAACATCAGTGACAATATCAAGAGGTGTTTTCATCGATTGAATACTCATCGTGAATTCTGGTGTAAAATAAGGTAGAATTTGTTCTACTATTTGTAAACCATCCTCTGTATTTTTAGATATACAATATAAATTTATATCTAAATTATATGGTACAGGAGCGAATACTCTATTTGCTGTATTTATTCCAGCTCCAACTGCTTTATTCTTCTCAATAGATGCCATACGTGAAACTTTTCTCGTTGCATCTAAATTTAATCCAGTCATTTCAAAAGAAAGACGAGGAAGAGTAGTCATCAATTGATTCGAAAGAGTAGGATCTTGTTCTATACGTTGTATCCACTTTTCTTTCGGAGCATAAGCAATCGGAATTAATAACGTTTGTTCTACTGTTCCGTTTGCTTTTTTTCTTTCAATTTTAAGATCTGAAAATATTTTTGCAAATCCTATAATACAATTTCTTATTGTTTCGTGATAATATGGTGGTTTATTTAACATGATTAAAATTCTCCAAATGGATTATTTTCAGACCATGCCACTTTATTATTATTTACGTCTCTTTCAACTTTAATCGAAACGTTATCACCAAAGCCACCTTGTTTATCAATATTCATATTTAAAGTACAAGTAGCAACAGCTTGAGTTCCTCCAGCTGGTGGTGCACTTATTGTAATTGTAGGTACACTCTTAAATCCATTTCCTACATTCGTAATTGTAGCACTATTTATTTTACCATTTAATATAGTACAAGTAGCTGTAGCATTTGTAAGTGGAGTTCCACCATTAAATGTTAATGTTGGTGCTGATACATAACCTGCACCAAGATTTGTAAATGTAATACTATTTACATACATTACTTCATTACGTGTAGGATCAGTATTGAACGTTTTTAATGGTTCAAATACATCAATCTCAGGTACACCTGTATCAATTTTTTCAGAAGAATATTGAAATAATTCAACTTGTAATTTATAAGTGTAAAGTTTTCCTAATTGATAAAAAGGATCTTTATCTTTTACAAATCTTATTTCAAATAAACTTTTAGTTAAAGGAAAATAAATTAAATCTCCTTCAACTGGACGATTTGTTAAAATAGTATTACCATATTGACCAACTAATTGATTCCATCTTCTTCTTGCTACAACTAATGTAGCTGATGATTCAATCATTAATCCAAATTTACTTACGAAAGAGCCTGCTCCATCATAATCTTTTACATTTTCGAAATACATTTCAACTGGGTAAGCATAATTAAATGTACTTAATGTATCTTCACCAAGAATTTGATCTTTATTTACATATTTTCTTGGTATGTAATAAACTGTTTGAGCATAAATTCCTAAAGATTCTATAATTAAATCTTCTATTAGGTTTTGCTCATTAGCAGTTCCTTGTGTAAAATAAACATTTCTAGACATTTGTTTATCCTACTGAAAATTCTAATGGTGCATTCTTTCCAACTAATATGTCTTCTAATTCTTTAATTTCTTCTTTTGCTTCAGCATATAGTTTATCACCATCAAGTGTCACACCTCCAGGAAGTTCTAATCCTGAAAACTTTTTTAAATTAGTTCCCCACTGTGCTTTAAAAAGAGCAGTGGTATAAGATTTCAACCATGGCTCATTGTACATTTTAGTAAATGAAGCAGGATCTATTGCTTTATATCCATCGTATATAATATAGTCACCTGCTTTTACTGCAGTTCCCCATTTAATATCTATATTTAATCTGTTTGTTAAACGATTAAAACGAAACATAGGTTGACCATTTAATATTGTATCAAGTAATTGTAAATGATTCATTACTGTTGTATAATAAACAACTGAAGTAGATGTTAAATCATACAAATCATTTAATCTTAATTGATATTGTAAATCAAATATATTTTTACTAGTTGATGACCCTGCATATATAGGGAATACTTTATTCACACCATAAACTATATCAGCAACAGGAATATACTTATCACTAATATTTTGATTTGTGACTAAGTGTGAAACATAAGTACGCTCAGAACCATCCCAATGATTTATATTGAAATATTCTAATGCTTCATCAAGACGATCTTCTAATTGACCATCATCAACGTTAATTTCTACAACTGGTGCACCCAATTTTCTGAGTGCGTAATCTTTAAGTCCTTCTCTTGTAGAGACAGGCATAATTAACCTCCAAGGGCAATAGCGAATGCTGCAGCAGTGCCATTAGTTGCGGCAATTCCATTTGTTGCAGTTGCAACAGACACATTACTTCCTTCTGGATAACTACCAGCTGAATTACTATTAAATACAAAATATCCATTATTATGCATTGTAATTTTTGTTGTTCCCATAAAGAATGATGAACCATCCAGATATAAGTGTCTAAATTTATTTGCTGCTGATCCTAAATCAATTGTTGCATTTGCGTTTGGTATTAAATTTCCACTAATAGTTGCAGCACCAATTGTTTTATTTGTTAAAGTATCTGTAGTTGCTCTTCCAACTAATGTATCGGTAGATGTAGGTAATGTTAATGTTCCAGTATTCGTTATTGTTGATATAACTGGAGATGTTAAAGTCTTATTTGTTAAAGTATCTGTAGTTGCTCTTCCAACTAAAGTGTCAGTTGAAGTAGGTAATGTCAATGTTCCAGTATTTGTAATAGAAGATATTACAGGAGATGTTAAAGTCTTATTCGTTAATGTATCTGTTGTAGCACGACCAACTAATGTATCGGTAGATGTAGGTAATGTTAATGTTCCAGTATTTACAATCGAACCAATTACAGGAGTTGTTAATGTTTTATTCGTTAATGTTTCTGTTCCAGTTAATGAAACAAAATTATCATCAGATAATGCAGTATTAAATTCAGCTAATGTTCCACTAATCGTATTTGTAGTTAGTGAAACTGATTTATTCGTTAATGTATCTGTTGTAGCTTTTCCAACTAAAGTGTCAGTTGCAGCTGGAAGTGTTAATGTAGTAGTTCCTGCAGAAGCAGTTGCGTTAATTATAGTAGCACCAGATGTTGATCCATTTAGAGTTAATCTATCAGCATTAACATACTGACTATATTCAATCGCATTTAATGATGTTTCACCGAATGTAGAGTTTGCTTTATCATAAACAGAATGAAGAATAGAATAATATCCACCAAAACTATTTCTTGCTACGTTTGTTAAATCAGGTATTAATGTTTGACAATTGTTTAATGTTAAAAATGATCC